GACTTTATATCGTACTCCTTGCCTCTGAACAACAACCTGTATTCAAGGCTGTTAACCTCGTTGAACAAAGGGGCGTATCTTAAAGTAAACACTACCGTGTTTTGCGATTGCGTCTGTGCTGCTGCCCAGTACTCTGTACCGAATAGATTATTTACAGACGCAAAACCCTTGTAAAAAGGCAGCCATGTGGAAGATTGATTGCCGATATCGTCTTCTACTACTACGCGCTTTTCTATCGTGATAAATTCCCTTAGCATTCCTGCGTCCATAAAAGCCTCCTACAAAAGATTTACACGGTACATGTTAAGTATTGTGTCAACCGTTCTGTTAGTGTTGTTTCTGTCAACGTAAGCTTGCCTGTTGTCGTACATGTCCGACACGAGAACCAAGACGGCTATCGTTATATCCTCGTGTTCCTCAAGCCCTTTAAGGCTTAAGCCGGTAAAGGACTTGACGTATTCTATAGCCGCCTTTTTTAAATTCTCAAGATACTCCGCCTCGCCTTCGGCAAGATAATCCGCTTCAAGCCTGCACTGCTTTAGCAGGTCGGATAGCTTAATCTCGCTTACTTTCATAAGACACCTCCTAAGCAGGTGTCTTAAGTTTAGCAATCTTCTGCTCGTTCTCGACCTTTGCGTCCATTTCGAGCCAACCCATTACGCCGATAGCGTGCTGCGTTGCGTACTTTTCTCTTAAGACTTCGATACTGATGTCTTCCGAAACTTTAACCGCGAGACCTGATATGTCTCCGTAGTAGATGATAGTCTTTGTAGCTTCGCCCAACTTCGGCATGTTGTCGGATGTGTACACGTCCTTGCCAAGCAAGGTGTATCCCCATTTTGCAGCAGGGTCTCTGTTAAGTAAGTAGTTGCCATCCTTGTCCTTAAGCTTTCTTATAGACGTTCTTGTCGCTTTGTTCATTATCCAGATAGACGCCCCCTGAAACTTATCAGGTACGGTCTCCTGGAGGTCGATAAGCTCATCTATCGTTATAGCTGTTTTAGATGCAGCTGTTAAAGCCTGCTTACTCTCGCTAAAGCCTTTTATCTTAGCTGCTGTACCAACAAGCAGCTCCTTCTCAATCCAGAGCGCTATTTTTTCAGCCATTTTATTTACTACGTAAGATACAAGGTCGAACTGACTGTTGTTGATAAGGGACTTAGACAAGAGGCTGAGGCATCCTGCAAGAAAACCGCCGAGCTCTATACTTTTAAATTTTCCGCTTGAAGATGTAAGTTCTGTAAATTCATCCCTGTATCCCATTTCGATAGTGCCTGTTTCCTCATCGTAATAAGGAATACTCAAAGTGCCCGGCACATTATATCTTGTTGCCATACTGTACACAGGACTCATGTCCTGTACTTTGTCTATGATCTTATTCGCTATAGACGACGGAATTACTGCACCATTATCGGTTTTTGTAAGGTTAGCGGCTCTTTCCTCTAGCACAATCCCTCTTATGTATGCTGCAAAGGCTCTTTCTTCGAGTGCCTCTTTTGCCTTATCGCCCCCAGTGTCCGGCTCGCTATTAACTGCAGAAACAGAAGCTGCCCTTGCCCTTTCAAGTTTTTTGATAGTCTCATCCAAACTCTGTATTTGTTTCTCATAATTACTAAATGTAGCATCTTCTTCCTCTGTAAAAGCTCTTTTCTCTGTTTCCACCTTGCTTGACAGAACTTTCATTTCTTCCACAAGTGCATTTCTTTGCTCCTGAAGGCTCTTAATACCTTCAGCTCTTAAATGTAATGTTCTTTTTATCATCTTACACAATCTCCAATCTTTTTATTCTTTCTTTGTAGTTGCTATAGTCAAAAGGTTCTCCTTTTTCGTAATACTCCGCTTTAATAAGCATTGCATTCGACTTTATAAAACCTTTTGTATCTGCCCTCGTCTCAATCGAAGTGCCTTGATAAGCGGGTATCATAGTATCATCTAAGATAGACACTTCAACAAGATCCAAGTCCTCGACATATCGCCTCTTTAGCCCTTCGTTTACATTCTCTATTCTTACATTGAGGTCATAGAACCCGAAAGACCACCCGGTAAGCTTTTTCTCCCTTGCTTTTTCTATGATATCACTATCTTTTATGATAGCTCTCGCTTTTAGTCCTATACTATCTTCTGTAAGCGTAAGATTTGTTTGTGTTGAGCCTAAAATCTTAGACTCATCATGATTGAGTAGCATATTAACTTCTCTTTTGTTTAGTGCCCTTGCGAAAGCACCCGGAACTATCTGTTCTACAAATCTGTCACCGTCTGCACTCAGTAGCGGTCTTGAGTCTCTACCGACCGCGTTGACATAACCTTCGATAAGTACACTATCCGACCTTATTTCCACTCTCATCCATATCATCTCCTTTCTTTGGTTGATTTAACCCACCTGTTTGATTCATATTTGGTACATAAAACTCTCCTGTTTTAGGCGTATACAGTACATCCTGTAAGCCTAATCTTATAAAGTCTAAGCCCAGCGGCGGCATATTCTCTTTAAGTCTTATCTCGTCAAGCTGTAAAAAGCCGTTTCTACTTGCTGTCTCATATGCTCTAAACCTCTTTTCTATATCACCCTTTGTAAGCTCTGACGTGTCAAAAGCGAAGTAAAAAGATCCTTTTTCGCTTTCAAGTAAAAGGTCTCTGTTTAGTGAGCATTCGAACTCTTTCAGTAATGGCAGTATACAGAACTGCACAAAATCCGCCCTGTCTTGTTCAGTAGCACCCCCGCTGATAATTGCGGCGGGAATGTTGAATAGCTTACATATTTCAGCACTGTTTACTTTTTTGTTTTCATTAAGCTGCATCTCAACCGATGTGTTGTTAGCTTCCTGAAACTCTAATCCGTTGTTTAACAAAATTACGTTTTCTGTGTTGTTGCCGTAAAACGACCGCCACGCCTGCTTTAAAGCGTCAAGTGCTTTTTGTGCTAATGGTCTTACAGACTTTAAGAATCCCCTTTTGTTTCCGCCTGTTTGGACTAGAATCTTTTCAAACTTAAGCGAATGGTATGCAACATTAAGGACATCCTTGCTCTCTGCTATAATGCTTTTACCTGAGTACCCATTTGTTGTATTTCTTAAAAGTTTGATAAAATCAAAAGGCTTATACTTCTTGCCCTGTATCATAACGTCGTAGTCTTTAAAAACCGGATTGGTAGAGTACATAAAGGATAACTCGTTCTCTTTTACATAATGCAAGGACTCGACCTTGTTCCCTTTGCGATTAATGTAAGCATATCCGCCCTGACCGAGATAATAATCTCTCGCTATTGCCTTTTTAAACTGCACACCTGACAAAGTGTCGCCCGTGTCATCGTTCAAAAGCCTAACCCTTTTGTCGTCCTCTATCTCTTCCAGCTTATTATCGACTTTTTTATAAAGCCTAACGGGTATTGTTGATACTGTCTCCGCTATTCTGTTAATACAACCCGCAAAAACAGGCACGTTTAACGCCTGCTCTACTGTCATTGTATCGTCGAGAATAACTGTCCTTAGTGCTACACTTTCGCCGTCGGCTGATGTGTCTCCCGGTCTGCTGTCAGGCTCTGCTCTCGATTTAATTCCCCGATTTTTAATCCACTCAAAAAAATCCATTTCCCTCTCCTTTTTTAGCATGTTTGTACGACAAAATTACCATCGCCGTAAAGCAAATCTTGCTGTAGTAAATAAATAGCGTTTAGTAAAGCAACTACCATATCCACTTTACCTGCGGATTTCTTCTTGTTCACATATTTGTTTAAGTTCGTATCCTCTGTACACCGCGCGTTTTGGAAATTTATTTCCAATAACCGGTTGGCATCGTATACAAATTTTTTACTAAGTATCAGCTCCTTAAGCAGCTTAGTCGGGGCATGTAAAACCGAACTGTGCTGCTTTATTTCCACACAAGTAAAACCACCCTGCTCCAGTCTTTGAACTGTTGCAATAGCGTTCCACTTATCATATCCGATCTGCTGTACCTCTGCGCCAAAATTGCTCTTAATCTGCTCTTTTATGTAGCCCTCTACCTTTGTGTAGTCAATAACCTCGTCTCCACATGCCATACACTCCCCTTGGTTTATAAGTCTTTGGTAGTCTACAGACTCCTTAGCAGTCTTTATCCCTATCTTATCCGTCGGTAAAAAGCCCATAATTCTGGCATAAACAAATCCGTCATCTTCCGTAACCATGGCCACGGCCGTATTATCATCAGTCTGCGATAAGTCCAAGCCTACCCAAACCCTGCGACCTTGCCACCACTCGTCTGATTTTTCTCTTTTGCACTCTTTAACCTTCTGAATGTCGATATAGCCCTCGACTCCTAGTCCCTTGTAAAGTATATTGCAATGCTTGCATAAAAAGTTTTCTCGCTTATTTTCGTATAGTATTGCAAGCTGCCTTTTCTTCTTAATCTCTTCGAAGACGTGAGTATGCGAAACCGCAACAGGGTTGCTCTGATATATTACATTGTCCTCTGTCTGCCACTTTTCGCCCTGCTTATACTCATCGTCCGGCTCATATAAAAGAGCAAAAACTCTTTGCCCTTCGAGCAAACCGTCTAGCGATTTTTTAGCTATGTCTATCTCATCAATCATTACATTGTTGTCGTTCGGGTATTGCGTGCTGATTATGATGCCGAGCTTATTAAAAAGCGTTATTTGCGAAGACCTCATAGCCTCCACGGGGT